TTTAGACCCCCAAAGCAAGCATGACACCCCAGCCTGCAAAGATAGCTAAGCAAAGAATTGTTACAAGTATATCTTCAATCTTTTCGCGTGTGAACATGATAAACCTTTACGTTGACTGACTAGCACAGTGCTAGTCATGTACGTAATGTATCACACTATTTAGCATTGTCAAGTACTTTATTTAGACTTTTACAAATTGTTACAATTTCATCATAAATACAACAAATACCGTGAATTTATAGTCTGGATTGTGACTGGATAGTTATGTTATAGACTTTTAAGTGTACGTTATAGACTTTCAAGTGTACGTTATAGGCACCTTCATCGCCCCTCATTCATGCTGCACTGCAACATAAACAGCCAGTCTAACAAGTGACTAACTAGTATGCACCAAAACAGTGCAGTATTGTTAGTGACCAGACAGTAACAGTACAGACTGTACAGTATAGATTGTCACTTTAGAGTCACTTTGACGACAATGTGTTCATAAAGTGACTGCTCAGTCACAAAGCTACTCAACAGTCACAAACAGACTGTAAAGTCATGGGGGGGAGGGGTCAGCGTTAGTGAATAATTGTTGTGGGAGCCTGCTCCGTACACAAAAAAGGTAAAATAGACTTAATTGGGGACAGAACAGTGCCTAAAAATTAAGCAACTATAGTGCTTATAAGTTCTTGTCACTGCTTAAAAAAGAGGCAATTGAGCAAGTAGAGACTACAAAGTGCTTAGACAACCACAAAAGGGAGGCTTAGACATACCTAGAAATGTCAATGAAATGTGATCCTAGTCACAAAAAAGTGAAGAAATATAAAAAAGTTGTAACAAACTGTAAAAAAAGCTTGACATCTGAGACAAAGTATGGTATAATATACTTATAAGTTAAATTAACACATTAACTTTGCAGAACTCAGATAAAGTCTATGAAGCCTGACCCCACTTCTTAGCGACAAGTAAGGAATCTAGATCATGTACTCCCTGAAAGGGGAACTTAAAAGTGAATGTTAACAACTAACATAAATTAATACTTTATCTAGATTCTGCCTTTAATGAAATGTTAACGAAATGTCTTAGTACTCTATAGTACTATACATAAAAGTCTCCCCTATAGAGAGGACAAAGACGCACATGAACCGCAATGTAATGAGGATTAACAGTACTCGACTCCAAGGAGTCTGCGTATGACGAAACCAACAGGTAATAAGATAGGTAGACCAAAGAAAACAGACATAGCTGAGATCAAAGAATCTAGGTCTGTAGGTCGTCCTAAGGGTGAAGCTGCCATCATCAATGAATATAAGCTACGTATGCTTAATTCACCTAAGTCAGCTAAAGTGTTAGAAGCTATTTATGATGCTGCTCTTAACGATGAACATAAGAATCAAGCTGCAGCGTGGAAGCTAATTGTAGATAGGATTGTCCCTGTGTCTGCTTTCGAAGCTGCTAAGCAGGGCGGTAATACTCCTCAGATCAGTATCAACATCACTGGTTTGTCTACCCCTACAGTATCTACCTCTGACGATGAGGTAATAGATGTCTAATCCCGCTGAACTTAACTTTGCATTGCTCAAGTGGCAACAGACTGTATTCCAAGACTCTCATCGATTCAAGGTAGTAGCTGCTGGTCGCCGTTGTGGTAAGTCCAGATTGTCTGCTGTTACATTGCTCATTGAGGCTCTGAACTGTCCTGAAGGCTCTGCTGTGATGTACATAGCTCCTACCCTCGGACAAGCTAGAACAATTATCTGGGACTTGTTACATGACCTCGGTAGGCCTGTCATCAAGTCTAGTCATATTAACAACCTAGAGATCACCTTGGTCAACGGAAGGAAGATTCTTGTTAGAGGTGCTGATAACCCTGACAGCCTTCGTGGTGTGTCTCTTACTTACGTTGTGTTGGACGAATGTGCCTTCATTAAGCAGGAAATTTGGGAGAAGGTTATACGAGCTTCTCTATCGGATAAGAAGGGTAGGGCTTTATTTATCTCTACTCCTAGCGGTCGTAATTGGTTCTACGATACCTTTAAGTTGGGTAGCGATGGTCAAGACGAAGAGTGGAAGGCTTGGCACTATACTACGCAGGATAACGAGACTATTGACCCTAAGGAAATTGAAGCAGCGAAGAGAACCCTAAGTTCATTTGCATTCAAGCAGGAATACTTATCTAGCTTTGACAATGCAGGTTCTGACTTGTTCAAAGAGGATTGGTTCAAGCTTGCTGAAGAGCCTCAGTATGGTCAGTATGTAGTTGCTATCGACTTGGCAGGCTTTGAAGAGGTAGGTAAGAATGCTGGTGCTGCTAAGAAGCGTCTAGATGAATCTGCTATTGCCATTGTCAAGATAGAAGATAATGGTAATTGGTGGGTACATAAGATTGTTCACGGACGGTGGGACATCAGAGAGACCTGTGTACACATTCTGAAGACTATTAGAGACTATAAACCGATCTCCGTAGGGATCGAAAGAGGTGCTCTTAAAAACGCTGTACTACCTTACCTCAATGACCTCATGCGTAAGAACAATATCTACGCACACATCCAAGACTTGACTCATGGCAACAAGAAGAAGACAGACAGGGTTGTCTGGAGCCTTCAAGGTCGTATGGAACACGGTAGAGTCTCCTTCAACATTGAGGAAGACTGGAGTGAGTTTAAGGATCAGATGATCATGTTCCCTACAACAGGTGTCCATGATGACTTGATTGATGCCCTTAGTTATGTGGATCAGTTAAGTATTTCTAATTACAATGCTGATTATGAAGAAGATGAGTGGGAAGTGTATGACAAAATTAGTGGCTACTGATGACAAATGGTATTTTACAGGAAAACCTTGTAAAAACGGTCACATAGATTTTCGTTTTCGTAGTAACAGACAATGTAAAACATGTGCTTACGATAAAAGAAAAAAGTATGAAACTTCAGAACAGTATTCTAAATGGAAAGAAAAAAATAAAGCTGCTGTAACGGCAAGTTGGCAAAAGCGTAATAAAGGTAAAGTAAATGCTAACACACGTAGGTATCAAGCTTCTAAACTACAGCGTACTCCTTTGTGGTTAACAGATTTTGATCTTTTAAAAATGCAATGCCTATATCAAGTGGCTGTTATGCGCTCAACCAACAGTACGCAAGAATGGCATGTAGATCATATTGTGCCTTTACAAGGTGAGAATGTTAGTGGACTACATGTTCCTTGGAATTTACAAATTATTCCTGCTACAGAAAACTTAAGAAAGAATAACCGGTATGTCTGAAGAAAACTATAACGACAGTCAATTTCCGGGCGACTCGCCCTTCGATGAGCCTACAGAGGAAGAGAAGAAGCTTACCTCTTGGGTGACTGAGCACATTACACGCTGGCGTGACTACCGTGATGCCAACTACATGGATTTATGGCTTGAGTACGAGCGTATCTTCCGTGGTGTGTGGGACACTCAGGACAAGACTCGTGACTCTGAGCGTAGCCGTATTATCTCCCCTGCCACACAGCAGGCTGTAGAGACCCGTCACGCTGAGATCATGGAAGCTATCTTTGGTCAAGGTGAATTCTTTGACATTGAGGATGACATCAAGGACGTTAACGGTAACAGCCTTGACGTAGAAGCTCTCAAGCTGCAGTTGATGGAAGACTTCAAGAAAGATAAGATCAAGAAGTCTATTGACCAGATCGAACTGATGGCTGAAATCTACGGTACAGGTATCGCTGAGATTATCGTCAAGTCCGAGAAACAGTATGCTCCAGCTACGCAGGCTATCCCCGGTATCGCTAACGCAGCAGCTATCGGTGTTGAAGAGACTGAGCGAGTAGCAGTTAAGATCAAGCCTGTTAACCCTAAGAACTTTTTGATTGACCCCAATTCTGACTCCATTGAGGATGCTATGGGTGTCGCCGTTGAGAAGTATGTCTCCTTGCACAAGGTTGTTGAAGGTATCGAAGCTGGTATCTACAAGAAGGTTAACATTGGTTCATCCTTCGATGATCCTGATTTAGAGCCTACTCAAGACATTACTCAATACCAAGATGATAAGGTTAAGCTGGTTACTTACTACGGCTTAGTTCCTCGTGAATACTTGGAAGAAGTTGAGAGTGAAGAGTATGAGGACATCTTCCCTGCGGACTCACAGGCCCAAGACTACTCCAACATGGTTGAAGCTATCGTGGTTATTGCCAACGATGGTATGCTGCTCAAGGCTGAAGTCAACCCCTACATGATGAAGGATCGTCCTGTTGTCGCCTACCAAGACGATACAGTTCCCGGTCGCTTCTGGGGTCGTGGCACAGTGGAGAAGGCCTACAACATGCAGAAGGCCATTGATGGTCAGCTTCGTGCTCACATGGACTCCTTAGCCCTGACCACAGCACCTATGATCGCTATGGATGCCACAAGGCTTCCTCGTGGTGCCAAGTTCGAGATTAAGCCCGGAAAGGCTATCCTTACTAATGGCTCTCCAAGTGAAATCTTGTATCCCTTCAAGTTCGGTCAGACTGATGGCAACGCAGCCGCAGCAGCACAGAACTTTGAACGTATGCTCTTGCAAGCTACAGGTACTGTTGACAGTGCTGGTATGCCTTCTAATGTGCCTCGTGACGCTACCGCAGGTGGTATGTCTATGGCTATGGCAGGTATCATCAAGAAGTACAAGCGTACCTTGACGAACTTCCAAGAAGACTTCATGATGCCTTTCATCTATAAGGCTGCTTATCGTTATATGCAGTTTGATAGTGAGCGTTACCCTACTGTGGACATGAATTTCATTCCTACAGCTACCTTGGGTATCTTGGCTCGTGAGTTTGAACAGCAGCAGTTGATTGGTTTGTTACAGACCTTAGGCCCTAACACTCCTGTCTTGCCTCTGATCCTCAAAGGTATCTTGCAAAACAGCTCCTTGACTAACCGTGGTGAACTCATCCAGACCTTGGATCAAATGAGTCAGCCTAATCCTGAGGCTCAGCAGGCTCAAATGCAGCAGCAACAGATGCAAATGGAGCTGTTACAGGCTCAGATTGCTGATTTGCAGGCTAAAGCTCAGAAATCTCAGGCAGATGCTCAGAAAGCTATGGTTGAAGCTCAAGTCACTCCTCAGTTGGCTCAAGCTAAGGTTGTTTCAGCCTTGTCTACCAACTTGGATGAGGACGATGAGTCCAAAGACTTCCAACGCAGGGTTCAGATGACTGAATTGATGCTCAAACAAGAGGATATTCAGAGCAACGAGCGTATCGCTACGCTACAAATGCTAAATAAACAACAAAGAATGTAAATAATAGTTGACAAATTGTACTTT